GGTATAACCATTCAACTATAGCCTCGCTTTTCAGTGAGTATGGTATTGGATATACCATGGCTGATAAAGATAAGGAAAGTGTACCTTATATATCTATATATGATGCTACCTTTCTTAAGAGGAAGTGGCGATTTGATCCAGATATAGGATTCCATTTGGCTCCTTTGGATCATGAATCCATTGAGAAATCTCTTATGGTTTGGGTTGCGTCTAAAACAATTTGTCCTCAAGCTCAAGCTGTAGCTATCATTAGTTCAGCTATAAGAGAATACTTTTATTATGGAAAGAAAATTTTTGAAGCTAAACGTAGTATGTTTGAAACGTTATTGTGCGAATTGGATTTAGTCATCTTTTCTGATGATTCAACACTTCCAACGTGGGATAGATTGGCTGAAGATTTTGAGAAAAATTCAGAACATGTAACTTATGCCATTGAAAATGATGATGATTTGGATGTTTTTGACTTACAATCAAAAGACATTCTATGTGCTTCTAAATTCACACCTATAAGTGATTTCGATCTTTATAGAATGTGCATTAAAGAAGTTTTTAAAGCTTTCTTGGTTGTTGCTCTTATTTATTTAGCTTGTCATGCATGGGATCTATATCTTTTTCTTTGGATTTTTACTACTCCATCGAAAACATTGTTTAGAAGGTTTTGCAAAAATTAAAACCCTCATTCGTGGTTTTATTCCTTCCACGTTAATCTAAAGGAACTGTGGCCCATGTGCCTCTGTGAGGTTATAACTCACACATTGTGTTTAGTTTAACAGGCTATGCACTCTTATATAATGTTGCAAACAATAAAAAGGCGGACAGTCCGAGTAAACTAGTCAAGGTGAGTGTTGCACCTAGTAACACACCGCGAGGGGAGGTATTCCCCTCAAAAATTCGTGAAGGACCATTATTACCAGTTTTGGAAACTTCTCAAACTCCTGCTAAGAAGAAGCGCAAATCACGTAAAAAGAAGAATATTCCTGTTACAGCAATGATTATGCAATCTTCTGATTCTGTTCATCAGAATGTAACTTTTCATGATGAAGTTGAGGAAGAGGTTACTTCTCCTCCAGTTACTTTATCATCTATGCAACTTGATTCTTCTCCTAATGTTGAATTAGGTGATTTCTTTCAAC